ACATTGAAGGCGCAGTTGGCGTTCGAATCGACGGGTTTGCGGAAATTGAAGCGGCGTGGCTGCTAAACATGGCTGCCCGTGCAGGATACATCGTGGAGGAGGAGAATTGACGCTAGAAGAAATCGAGGAGAAGATCAATGGCTATTACACGTGGTTTGCGGAAAATGCTGGTAGCGTGGTGGTACAAGAAGCCGGTGACCTCGCAGACCTATGGGCGTTGTTTGACCGCGGTGTTCGGAATGCCGCGAAGTCTATGAGTCCCGAGGAAATTGTCTACGAGTTTGGGTATAACTATGGATGACAAAGAGCGTATTATCGCCCGCTACATCTCTCAGGAAATCGCCGCTTCCGGGATTGCTGGATGGGATCACGGTTCTCTTGTGTACGAGAATGTCGGCACTGAATATCTGATCGAGGTCAAGGTGTTCCGGCTTGGGGGCAAAACGCGGCTTAGGGAGCCTGCTATCGAGGAGGGGTATAACTAATGGAGCCGCGAATTAGAGCGCACATCCGCCCGAACGAGGTGGTCAACGTCAACTACCGGGACGTGCTCGATCAGGCCGTGGAGAACGAAAGATGGCGTGTGCTTCGACAGGTGCGGGATATCCTAGAGGCGGTAGACACTATGGAATCGCGGGGTAATTACTCCCATTCCAGATACTCAAAGTCCGCGGAGAATTACAAGGGCGAGGTTCTGATAAAACTAACCGCGTTGGGGTGATAAACTAGAATAAGCAAGAGGCATTCCTCCTTCCCCTCTTGTCGCAGCGGCCCCCAGGTAGAGATTACTCCCTGGGGGCTTCTGCCATTTAGGGGAAACTCGTTTCTACTCTTTGGTAAACTAGTACCAGGAGGTATTCCGTGGAACTAGAGGTTTCTGATCGTGTCGAACGCATCATATGGAAGGGTATCGGCAAAAAGAGTGCCCGTGCGCTAGCAGAAGAGACAGGTCTGACACCCGATCAAGTCTTCGCGATCAAGAACCGGCTTCTGGAGGCCGTAGACGAAATCTCGGTGCAGCAGACTAAGCAGAAGCTCGTTATCACGCTGCAAGAGATCATCGACAAAGCCTACGAAGACTACGACACTGTTGCCGCGGACTTCAAATCCGGTCTTCTGAACTCTGCTATCTCTGCCTCCAAGGCGGTGCTTACCGAATTGAACCGGGTGAGCAAGCAAGACACCGAGCGTCTGAACTCGCTGAATGAAATGCGCGTCCGGGAACTTACCTCGCTGATGTTTGAGGTCGTGGACGCTACGGTGCCTCTGGTAGCCGAACGGTATAGCATCTCGCAGGACGAGTTGTTCGATATGTTCAACGATTCTCTCTCGAAGGCTGCGGCGCGCCGGGACCTTGAAGAATGAATCTCGGTAACGTAGTCTCTCAGGCAATGGGGGACATTACCAATCGCCGCCTCCAGAATCTCTACCAGAGGGATTTCGTAGCTTGGCGAGCGGATGTTCTGGGCTATCGCTCCTACGATCTCATGGACGAGATATGTAACGAGACCCTGTTCGGAAAGATCCGGCGAACCGCTATCAAGTCCAGTAACGGTACAAGCAAGAGCCACGAGTTCGCAAACATGATCGCGTGGGCGGCTTCCGTTTTTGACGTAGGTGAAGCGCTGAGCATCGTGACAGCACCCTCCGTTCCCCAGCTAGAGGCAACAATCTTTAGGTACATGAAGTCTGCCAAGGTCAGGGCCGCACAGCGGGGGTTTGACCTTCGAGGCACGATCAACGAAAGCCTGGAGTGGGAAGTCAAAGGCCCGGAAGGTAACATCCCTCTTGTTATCGGTCGCGTGCCATCTACCGGCTCCGAAGTCTCCCGATTCCAGGGCGTCCGCTCTCAGACAGGACGCACCTATGTCTGGGCTGATGAGGCCGGGGGCTTGTCTAAGAACATCTTTACCGCCATTGAAGCAATTATCACGGGTAAAGAGGCGCGCCTAGGATTAATCGGAAACCCCGATGACGTGGGAACGGAGTGGCACCGGATCTTCACAGACCCTAAATACGATGGGGATTTCAACAGGTTCTCCATCTCTAGCTTTCAACTCCCGACCTTTACAGGCGAGGTTGTCTACCCCGACGACCCTGAGATGGAAGCCCGGATGCTTGCCTCCCTTACCCAGGTCGATTGGGTGGAGCGTCAAAAGCGCATCTGGGGGGAGAATGACCCCCGGTATCTTTCAAAGGTCATGGGAGAGTTCCCGAAAGACGGCGGTAACGGGTTTTTCCCCATGTCCGCAATCGGTAAGGCACACGACACGACTATTGAAGAGGATATCGAGAGGCCCCTTGTCATCGGTGCCGACATCGCCCGTTGGGGACAAGATGAATCTGTTATTGCGGCTTGTCGAGGGGGCAGAGTACGGGTAGTTGCTACTTGGGGTAAGACCGATCTAGTAGATACCGCACGTCGCATTCACAAATACGCCCAGGATAACCTTGCCGCAGAGGTTCGAATCGACACCACAGGTGTTGGCGGTGGCGTTTACGACATGCTTGATCGTATGGACGAGTTCTCGGGGAAGGTCTACCTCCTCGTGGGCTGGGACAATGGGCGAGCCTCGCCAGACCCCTCCCAGTGGTCTAACATGAGAAGTTACAGCCACGACTCCTTGCGAACTCAAATGGTTGAGGGGTTCATTGATCTAGATTACGAAGACGATATCCTGCGGGAAGAGCTTCAAGCAATTACGTTCAAGTTCAACAACCGGGGGGCTATTCAGATTACCCCGAAAGACGACTTAAAGACCGCACTTAATGGCAGAAGCCCCGACCGGCTTGACGCAGTAATCATGGCCGCAACTGACATGAGCCCCTGGACCGGGAACCCCTATAACCAGATGCCCCTTGGTTCGGTGATCTCGATGGATCGCTCCGAAATAGCTGTCATTGACGACTTTGCGCAGTCCATTCGCGGCCCCGGAATGCCGATGTACTGGTAGTGTGATATGCTGGGTATATGGAACAGCCTATTGAAAATGGTCGAGAGGGTTACGTATACGCTCTCTATCACGTAGATCGACCCGAAGTAGTTGAATACGTGGGTCAGACCGTATCTTCCCTGGAAGAACGTCGCAAGGGCCACATCTACGATGCCTTACATCGAAACAGGCGCAACACGGTACCCGTACAGAACTTCATTCGTAAGTACGGTGCCGAGTGCCTGGGCATACGCCTCCTGGAAACGTGTTATGGTCACGATATGCTCAATGAACGAGAGATCGAGTTAATAGCACATTACCGCGGCTTAGGACAAGCGCGTTTGAATGTCCGGGACGGGGGCAACAGTTCTGCCGTAGCGGAAGCCACGAAACAGAAACTACGTGATCTTCTCTCCGGGGAGGGTTCGGCCAATACGTCGCTTACCTGGGGTAAGGTTCGTAAGGCTCGGGATATGTATGTGCTGGGGGCCGAACTGGAGAAGATCCGATCTTTTCTTGAAGTTTCCCCTAGACAGTTAAATCGAATCCTCCGCAATAATCACTGGGTAGACCCGAATTACATCCCTCCGCCCCGCAGAAGTAACGCCATTCTGTCAGATGAGGTTGTTCGCGAGATTAGAGCCCATGCCTTGGAGTCCCACTTATCCAGGGAAGAACTGGCGCAACGGTATGGTGTTTCCCGCGTTCTAATTGTGAAGGTCCTTAGCAATAAACTCTGGTTTGACCCCGACTACGATCCGGCTCTATTGCCCAAAAGAGACTACAGTGCAGGTAAGCCCACTAGTCACCCCTCACTGTCCAGGGAGGAGGTGGAAAAGATTCGGGCGATGTACGGTCAGGGGGAGAGTATCCGACAAATCCACCAAAAACTCCACCCCGAGCTTTCGGAGGCCACGATCCGAAATGTAGTGAAGCGGAAAGGTGCTTACTCCGATTAAGGTAGAATGGTAGTATATGGATACTTCAAACGAGATTACGATTATTACCGAGGCTCTTACCCGGGTTTTGTCGGATAACGAGTCCCTTAAGGAGTCTTTGTCTGATGTTAAGGCAATGTTGGATTTCGAGGATCGCGGTTGGAACCTCCTTGGGTCCTACCTTACAGGGGATAAACTAGAGGGCTTTGATCTCGATGAGTTGAAAGAGGTCTCCAAGAAACTTCGCAACTACACTACTGGCAACGCCCTGATGCGCCGGGGTTGCTCGCTCCATACAGGCTACGTGTTCTCGAATGGCTTCTTCGTGGAAGGCACCGAGACTCCGAAAGGTTCAGGCCGTCCTACCCGCCTCAGAAGCGCCTTTATCGACACCGTAAACCAGGAGAGCATCTTCTCATCTGCGGCTCAGGCTGAATTGCAGAAGGCACGATACACAGACGGAATGGTTTTCCTGGCCTGCAACGCAAGCAAGACCCAGGTTCGCCGCATCCCACTTTCTGAAATCACGGGCGTCAAGGTAGATGTCGAGTACGGCGAGGATATCATTGCGTACCAGCGGACATGGAATACCGGTGAAAAAGAGGTAAGTCGTTGGTACGTTACCGACAGGTTCACGGGAACCCGCCCGAAGTCATACGGCACCGGATCTAGCCGTGTCGAGGTAGATCAGAACACCGTTATCGTAGACGGTCGCTTCAACCGGGCGGTGGGGTTCATTCTGGGTGTCCCCGACTCGATTGCGGCGAGTGTCTATGTCTCGGCATATGACCAGATCCTTCAGTATGGCCGTATCGTTGATGAGTCCCTGAGCCGGATTCTCTACAAGGTCGTCAGCAAGACAAAGCAGGGCACTCAAAACGCCGCGGTCAAGATGTCGGGAGTTACGGGTTTCGGCAACACAGCCGCCATGACGGAGGGCCAGGATCTCCAGGTTCTCGGTGGCACCCGAACCAACTTCGATTTCAGTAACGCGCGCCCGGTAGCGGCGATGGCAGCCGCGGCCCTGGATGTCAGCAATGTAGACTTTACTGCGGACAGTAGCGCAGCAGGTTCTAGCTATGGTGCAGGAAACCTCCTTACGACAGGCGTTCGCAATGCGATGAAGCAGAAGCAGAACGAGTGGATCGACATTTTCCACCGAGTTCTGGCACAATTGAACCTCGGTCGCCCCCGCATTTTCTTCGAGAAGATGGAGACGGTTGAGCCCTACCGTGCAGCACAGGCTTTGACGCTTTTGTCCCCGACTCTCACCGATGAAGAATACCGTATGAAGGCGTTGGATACGCTCGACATTATTGGTAACGCTTCGGATATCCCCCCCACACTGAGAATGCGTAGTCAGCCTGCGGATACTGCTGCTCAGCAAGCCGCTCCTGACCAGGGTGTCTCGAATGGCAGTGGCTCAGGGGGATCGGGTTCAAACGACCTGAGAGACAACACAATCAGTTCCCAGGAGTTGCTTAAACAGATCCAAAACGAGGACTTCCTGAACCGTTTGGAGGAATTGGTGACTCGAATGGAAGCTGCGAAATAGGACCCTTAAGGTTTTCTGGTAAAATAGTATAAGAATGGTTACCAAGCATCTACTTGAAGCGGCTTCCCTGGTCTCGGCACCCAGCGACGGAGATACCTGGCGTGTTCGCCTCATCAACGAGGGTCGTGGCAGTTCGGGTATTTACTCCGCTGAATTGCTGGAGAATTACGCCCACGCATTTAATGGCGCGCTCTCTTACCTGAACCACCCGGAGAACGGCCCCGAGTCCCGCAACTTTACAGAAATCGTCGGATCTGTGGTCGGTGAGACGTGGACAGAGCGGGATGCGGATGGCACCCTTGGCGTTTACGCAAACTGGGAGCCTGACGAGGACTATCGTCGCAAGTTGGAGAAGTACAAGGACCGGCTAGGGCTGTCCATTTACATCTCCGGTACAGGGTCGGTAAACGATGACGGTGACTTCCTGGTGGAGTCCTTTGACGACGAAGATCCGTTCCGCAGTGTCGATGTAGTGATTGCGGCGGGTCGTGGGGGCAAGTTCCTTAGCGAGTCCGTTAAAAAGATGTACGAGTCTCGACGTGGAGATTCGCAAACTTCTACCACCGCGGTAGAGGAAAGAAAGGAAGACAACATGGAAATCGCTGATGTTGTGAAGGCTGTTGAAGCCCTCGCAGATCAGGTCTCCGCGCTTGTCGCCGCTAACGACCAGAAGGCCGAA